ACTGGAACATATCTGGTAACTTACTTTTGTACTCATCGGGAACGTCGAACTCAAATCCTTCGTACACAAACTTATCAAACTTACTGAAAGTCTCTTTTAGCGGGGCTATGGCTTGTTCTTTTTTTGTTATTGCCTCAGCCTCTAATGCCTGTCTTTGTTCTTTCGTTATGACCTTTGGCATCTCAATAACTCCTTTCAGGTTGTTGATCTTATCTCTTGCGGCAGCAGCATCTAACTTCATCTCACCTACTGACACCTCATCCCATTCTTCGGGTAGTGTTGTCGGGTCAATGCCATACTTCTTCAGGACAACCGACCTGATTATCCCCTCTTTGGGTGCATCAGGAACAAATAGTTGCTTATCCTTAATAAGAACGTCTAAATCCCCCATCTTGTTCACGTCCGTAGTCGCTATCTCTTGCAACAGGACGGGATTGCTCTTGGGGTACTTGATGCGTAACTGCTCTGCAATATACGTGTCAGGACTTGAAAAATACTTCAAAGGATCTTGCGACTCCTCCAATTCCGTAATTTTCTTCTTCAATTCTTCAGCACTTTTTTTAGTTGCCTCAAATTCTTTTAATTGCCCTTCATACACCGAAATCTTCTTCGGTGCTTCAAAAAGACTTTTAATCTCATCATTGGTTTTATATTGTGTGCTAAAACGTTTATTCATCTCTTCAAAGAACTCGTCCACTTTAGGCGGTTCTGCCTGCGGTGGCTCTTCAATCTGTGGTGTCGGCGGTGTCCCCGTGTCGACAACGGGTTCAGCACTTATTCCACTCATATCTTCCGGTTCTGCCTGCGGTTCCTCTGCGGGATACGTGGGCGGAATTCTGTTTAAATTCAAATCTCCCATTCTGTCTTTCTGTTTTTGTTCAGGGTACAAAGGTAAATATAATATTTAACATGCTTTTTGAAGCATAACTTAAGCACCCTTTATCGGGTCATATTCTTACTTATGCCCGTTCTTGCTTACAGCACTCAGATATTCGGGATGTCCGCATCGGGTAGCGGTTAGTGTTGAATCCTCTCTTACGAGATATGACCCACTATGTCGTCAGGGTGTCGGACGTTGCACAGGTTTTGTTATCTCACTAAATCCCGTAATCAGTACGCTACTTTTGAATTTCAAGGGGAAGAGTAAGTTATGAGAAACCCCATGTCGTGTTAGCGGACAACTTCGGTGCAAACCAGAATCGACGCTAACCCTCGATGGGGTATGTCTTTCGATAATATGTTTTAAGTTACTCAGCACCGAAATTGTCATTTAACGGTGCAAAGATAATCATTATTTTTTACTCGGTTTTTGTATCATTAATTCTTACTGATGACTCTATTTCGTTTCCCCACACAGCCCACCCCTTATATTCATCAAACAACTCGCTTCTTTCTCTTGCAAACAATTCTATCCGGGGTAGTTCTCCCATGAGTTTAACTATTCTGTCTCTCGCCTCTGGTGGTTTACGACTATGCTCACCAATAGATGTTTCTATAACCTGATGAACGCTATTGGATATTCTCTTGGGATTGCCCTTAGTGGCTATTAGACAAAGTTCCGCATTGGATCGTGTCCAATATCCTAATCCCCAAAATAAACTTCTTGTTTTTTTGTTTCTCTTAATCCATGTGAATCCTATTGTTTTATAAATAAACCCCCATGCGTTAATTACCTTAAATGCCTCCTGTAAACATGGTGGCGTTGCCCACAAAAATAGAATACAATTTGTATCTGCGATATTAGCTATCGGTAAATTACAAATGTCATCAACACTCATTAGATTATAATAATTGGCGGCAGTTTTCCCATTACCGGACCACACCTTGAAACTTCACGGTGGGTCTGCATATATAATGGAATATTTTTTCATGTCATTATTTTTTTGTGCGTCGTTTAAAGTCCGGCCATCCATTCATTAGTATTCCCCATCCGAAGAACATAACTAAAAGTATTAATGCAATTCCTGCGAGTTGTCCGAATGTAATTGTCTCCATAGTTTTTTGTTTCAAAATTAAACTATTGAAACGATAAATCCAAATAAATTAATGATTATTTACAAATTATCATACTTCCCTGCCATGGGTTCTGCCTGATCTGGCATGGGTTCATTCATTGGTTCGGTGGGTTCAGTAATCTCGGGTGGTAATGGGGGTGGCATCATCTTTCCTTGGTCGATTGCATTGATCATTGCTTCAGCACGAGCCAATTCGCCAATAACATCGCCATCGATTCCGGTTCTCGCTATTATATTATTTATTAATCTCCATCTTTCTCCTGCGTTCATTTTAACGTCCTCCCTGATTAACTGTTATGCCCTGCTCGGCCTCCATTGCAAGTCGTGCAGCCTCTAACAATGCCAAATTACCTTCCAACTTAGTTTGATTAGTCTTTATTTTACCTCGAATTATCTCCTCGTTGATTTTCGCTTCAGCCTCAGCCTGTATCCTCGCTTGTTCTGCCTGTGCCTTCACCTGCTCGTTCTGTGCGTTGATCTCACCCTGAACCTGCATATTCTTCTCTGTCTGTGCCTGAGCCTCCTGCTTATTCTTCTCTATGGCATACTCTAACTGTTTTTCCAAATCCATGAGGTCAGCGCCATTCTCAAGTTGGCTCATAAATAAGACGGCATCATTGAGATCAATCCCCGGTCTCTGCTCCCTTGTATTCTGCAGAGCAATATCTATCCATTTCTCAAACCTCATCTTCTGCCTCATATCAGGTTTGGCCTTAAGTGATAGTCCATACTGCACACCCTCGGCCTCGATGAGTCTAAGTGCTTCCATATCAGAAGGACTAATAACACCCACATAAGCCTCTCTTATCTTTTCACTGTTTTTGATACCAACCTGAATCCTACGCATCATACATTCACCGGTTCCTTTCTTCAATTCATAGCAAGCATCCATTAACGGTTTAAGCACGTTGGTCGTAGCCTGTAGTGCAGCTTGCGTAGTCCCCACTGGTGCGTTAGGATCAGGCGATGCCCCGAGAGCTACAGGATTAATACCTGTCTCCCGTTCTAATTCTTTAAATAAAAAGTCAAGAGTCATGGCTGTTTCCGCAACCCTCTCACCCATCCCACCTTTTACCGGTGTAATAGGTGTTGCGGCCCCACCTGTATACATACCAGTACCCGCAGAATATGTATAAAGCCAAACACCCGTTTCCCTTCCTAATTTGACTACATCCTTCGGCGTTAGTTTTCCTCCTCCCATAGTCACATTAGCAAGCATGGTAGTATTAATGGATACTCCACTCTCAAACATCATGGCTAATGAATTTTGATGTCTTAAGAATGTCTGCGTAATCTGATCAAGAATAGATCTTATCCTTTTAATAAGAGAGGGTTGAAGCAGTTGTCCTGCATGGACTGGAAGTTGCGGTTTGCTTAGATTCTTTCTGGATGCCATGTTAATGGGTCCCCAATCAAAGACATAATCAGTATCCATAACCCAAAAACACTGATAAGGTTGTCTCTTGAATATATTCTTAACTTCCTGAATGGCACCTGCTTTCTTGTTGGCTTCGGTAAGCGGTTTAACTTCACTATCCCATCCGAGACTGATTATACTTTTCCGCCCCCTGAAACTCTTATAGTAAAGTTTCTTATCCGTGTCGGTGTCCATCCACCAAGACTGAAAGACAGGAACCTTAAAACCGTCATAACCATAAGTATTGTTAGCGGGATCTAACTTGCTGAACTTGTCGTCCCATATGCCATTATAATTACCATACTTGCCTTTGACGGTACCTGCTAACTGCGCCCATTTATCTTCCGTTACATCAGGTAATTTATTCCTAAGATTAGATATCGTCCAGTTAGTGCAATAGCCTGCATATTCTGAATCGGAATAATCATATTTATTAGAAAACTGTATAACCATATTGGCAGGGTCGAGATACCTGCATTTAAACTTACTATCTTCTGTATCAAAATAATCCTCTATCGCAGCATGTTCTATACAAATAAAGTCATCCAGACACTTCTCGAATGTCTCAGTATCCCATTCAGATATATTAAAGGTATGCCTGAGAACCTTCTGCATGGCTTTTGCCACATTGAGTTTAAAACCACCCTGAGCCTCAAACATATCCAACTCTTCTTTACTGCGGGGGTACACCATCTCTTCATCAATAGGTATACCCATGTCCATCTTGATCTTATTCTGCCACTCTATGTTCTTGGCCTCAATAAACTTAACATACTTCTGTTCTTCTGCAAGTTTGCGTGAGTCGGCATCTATCGTGTCTACAAACAGGTCATAATCAGCCTTATCGAACATCCCATGTATTGCACTGAGAATTTGCGGTGCCGGACTGAGATTCTGCCACAGAATATTCGCCCATCCTTCTCGTTTACTAACCCTGCCAATCGGTGTATCATCAAAGGCACTAACAGATCCGTTTGCTTTAGTAGAATCCCCCCCTGTCATCCATTTTTTATATTGATCAATATCCTGTTCCCCACGTGAGTAAGCACGAAGGACAGAGAACTCATTTTGATAATCAATAGTCCAAGCACACTTATTTTTTAAAAATAGACTATAAATCGCCTGTGCATTTTGGCGACAATAGGGGCCTAATTTTTTCTTTGGGTCAATATCTTTGGATGGGAACGGCCACTCGGTCTGTGAATAGTTAGATAAAACGGGGATACTCATGTCCTATAATTTCTCACAAAGATAGTTAGAAATTTCAATACACTTTTACCCCCATTGAGCAGCCATTGCTTTACTTACTCTTTTTAACCAATCCTTAAATTCTTGTAAAGATAAATTACCCTTAGCAGTATTGCATTGACTGCAACAAGGGACTGTGTTATTCACTGTATAATCTTTTTTAGAATCTATTCTGTCAATTCCTGAATATATAAATCCCGTATGATTTTTTGTTATCTTATTGTTTGAAGGAGGCAAATTACAGTAGTAACAATTTTTTAATATAAGTTCTATAACTTCGCTTTCTGTTAAATTGAATTTTAACCCCCGGTTTTTTGCGTGTCGTTTATAACCTAAAATAATCTGTCTTATTACT